GCACGATTACGGGACTCGTATTCTTGGCTTGGGCGATCGTGAATAGGGTTGAAAAGTACATCGTGTACGTATCACAATCACACAGCAAGACAGTACAGTTCATAGAGCCCTTACGGTACGAGTTTAAGGTGAATGAACGCTTGAGGATGGTTTACGGTCCTCTCAACGTCGGTTTAGCTGAGGTTGAGGATTTGGCTCGGGACCGTCAGGATTGTATTGACGTGAACGGGATCCGTATCGAAGCCGTCTCTTTTGATAAGAATATGAGGGGCTTCAAATACCGGAATACCCGACCCACGATCATAGTCCTCGACGATATCGAGTCTGACGATCGAGTACACAACCCGTTATTGCGTGAAAAAGACGCTCGAAAGTTGAACCGGATCATAATCCCCAGCTTGGATCCTAAGGGCAAGATCAAGATGATAGGTACGATCCTAAACGTCGAAAGCCTCTTGCAGACTAAGATCCGAGAGTACGATGGAGTGATCTACCGAGCGATTCAAGAAGACGGTACTCCTTTGTGGGTTGATCGTTGGAGTAAGGAGAGGCTCGAATCAGAGCGAATCAGGATCGGTGGACCAGCGTTTCAAGCCGAGTATTTGAATCACCCTGTTGATGATGAGAGCGCGATCATAAAGCCGGAGTGGGTTCGAGCGTGTTTTGACGAAGAATTGAGTTATGGTGATTCAGAGCCTCACGAGTACAATTATCTTGGGGTGGACTTTGCCTTTTCAGACCGAGCAACGGCTGACAAGAGCGCGTTCGTGGGATTGTACGTTCAGAGCGAAGGATACACGATTCACAGCTTAGAAACGCGCAAGGGGATGTCTATAACCGAGCAATTCGACTACATCGGACTCTTACAACAGCTGAAAAACTACGATGACATAGCGTTGGAAGAGAATAGTATTCGTGGTATGAGCAAGGATTTGGTTCACGCCGATTTTCCTTACAGCTTGTTTTGGATGGCGAGCAGTGATCCGGCAGCACAAAGGCGCGAATCACCGGATTTTGCTGATAAGAGGAAGCAGATCGGTAAGAAAGCGATGATCTTCAGGCTCGCAACCCAATTTGAGAATCGGAATATTAGGATCCCGTACAAGACGAACGATGATAAGCGCAAGTCTCACGAACTACTATCAGAACTGACGAGTTTCGCGTTGGAAGGCGGGAATCTGATCGAGGTTGGTGTTCACCCAGACTTACCGATCGCGCTCGGACTCGCGTTGGAACTAGCTCGGGGGTCTGGATTCGTATTCGAGATGGTGGGTGGGGGTGGGTTGGTTGCCTAACGCGAGGATTCTCGGATGCCCACAGTGCGGGGTTGGAAAAGACAGGACTACTCACAGCTACGGATCGTACCGAGTGTACGAATCCGGTACTCTTTTGAAGTTGAAGTGTAAGACGTGTGGGAAAGAACAGGTGTACCGCTACATTCGAGGCGGACAACCAGATAGAGTTGAAGAAATATGGTAGAGAAAAGAAGCTTGGAAAAGCAGGGCAAGGAGTACGTTCTCACGCTCGAGGACGATGACAACAAGGCAACGACGATCAAGAGGTATAGTCGAGAGGAGATGTTCGAGAACTACGACCTCGTCTTCTCTACGATGGCTCAGTTGAAAGGGGCCATTCAGACTACGAAGAACCAGATCAAGAACCTCAAGGACGTGAACGAGACTGACGAGCTCAAGAAGTTCGTCGAGTTGCTCGAACAGTCTCAGAAGCTCCGTAAGCGTATCGAGCTCGAGAATCAGCTCAAGGCACAGGAGGAGCAGTTGGAGAAGACGAAGGCCCAAGAGAGGGAGATTGTCAGGGTCCTTCCCGAGGTGTTGCGCCGTGAGAACAAACACAAGTGATTCGAGTCTCATCCGGAGGTTCGAGTACAACGGCGTCGTCTTCGAGGTGAGTGCTTCTCTCGAGTTCACGGAGGAAGATGCTCGAGACGTCCTCGTAGCCGTTGAAAGCCTCGAGTTCACGTCTCGCGATGTTTTTGGCGTCCGGATCTTGTCGGATCACGAGAAGACTGACGAACCGTACAACCTGAGCATCGTCTTCGACCGACACCGCAAACGATGAGATCGGACCCTGAATACGTCGATACGCGCGACATCCAAGGCGTGACGTGGTATCAGACGAAGGACAAGGACGAGGACGAGCTCGGAAGCCAAGTGTGGGTTTGCGTCTCGCCGGAGAAGGGAGTGGGTCAGAGGTTTGATGAGGCGAAGCGGGCGGCCGTGCAGTTCGCGAAAGAGGGTTACGTCGTG